CAATTAGAAATAGTTGTTTGATATTATTATATCGGTATTGGTTGGAGTTGAACCAACTATCTTGTGGTTAACAGCCACACGCCTATACCACTTAGGCCTCAATACCTTCGGGTTTCCCCTGATGTCATCTTTAATAATAATAATTAATGGTTTATTCTGTTTTAACCTCTTCAGAGATTACTTTCTTCACACGTGGTTTACGTGGTTTCTTGGTTGCTTCGTCAGGTGCCAGCACTTCGTCTGTTGCCAGTGCTTCAATTTGTGGTGTCTCTTCTTGTGATGTTTCTTCTTGTGATGTTTCTTCAATAACTAACTTAACGACATCGACGACGGCTTTAAGTTTTCGTGTTCGTTTTGCTTTGACTGGCGTTTCTGGTGGTGTTGTTCCTTCCGCATCAGTTTTAAGTTCTTCTTTTGGAGTTTTAGGTTCTTCATGTTCAACTTTTGAATCTTCTTCAGTATGTGCAACCTCTTCAGTTTTAGTTTCAGTAGTTTCATCTGACTTCTTCTTATTATAATACTCTCTCGCTTTAGACCTTTTTATTTCTAAAAATGTAGGGTCTGATTCTTTCTTCTTTTGATAATATACACGTCGTTGTTCGTTTACTCGTTGTTTATTATTTTCACGATATTTTTTATTTGCATTACGTTGTGCAGGTGTGTTAGAACTGTATCTAACACCCCCAGATATAGCTGATTGTGAATCCATTATATATATAACGTATTATCTGTTTATATATATATCTACTTTTTATTAGGAGGCATCATTTTAATTTCTACTGGTAGTTTAGCACCTTTAAAAGGGTCTGGTGTATTTGATGCATTGTCTTCAGCTGTAATAGAATCAATTGGTTTAATAACTTCAATTTCTTTACGTAGTTCAGGGTCTGATGACCTAAAGAAGTGTTTTAAGATATATTCATTTTTTTTAAAATCAACTGATTTATTTAAATCATCAAACATTTCCATAAAAGTAGTTACATCATGAAATAAAGAATTGCTTCTAAATTGTGAAGCATTAATAAAATGACCCATTGCAAGACAGTAGTATCCACATGCATTATTCATAAGGCTTTGAACATCAATTTCAGTATAAGGTAATCCTGTTTTACCTGTTGTTTTCTTTACTACTTGTTTTACATTTTCAGGAGGTGGTTGCCCATATGGGTCAAAGTAGATACATTCAATTTTATCATTTGGTGATTTATTACATTGTAAAAATACCCAATGAGACCCATCATTTTCATTACCTTGTTCATCGTGGCTATCTTCCATATTGATGATATATGATTTATTATATTGTAGTGGTGCTTTTAATTCATCTTTAAAAATACAATCCGCTAAAGGAACTGACATTTTTTGACATAATTCTCTGATTTGTGAATCTGATAATGACATATTATTATATTATATAATTTTGTGTTTATATATATTATATATTACTCAAAGATACATACCCCTACCTGCATATAAACCACAAGAACCATTATCAAGACCCTGACCCATAAAAATAAGATTAGCATTATGCATATCTTGGAATTGAACAGGTAAAAAATTCTTCATCATAAAATTAGCACCAGATGGTTGAGATTGTAATGCTGGAGGAAGATGTGCCATAATGTGAGATGGATGAGTATTGACACCTGTCCCAACCATACCTTCGTGAATAGTTCCTGCATTATATTTTTGAAATTGTGGAGGTAAAAAGTGTTGCATTTGAAAGTTAATACCATATGGTTGTGATTGTAATGCTTGAGGTGTATGTTCATGAATCATACCACCTTTTAATCCTATAAATCCAGAATCACGATTAATACCACTACCTGATATTCCCATCATACGGTCATATGAAGAAGGACCTGACATTGGTTTCATATCTGAACCTAAATTATAACGAGCTTCAATTTGGTCATCACTTAATTTTTTAATAATATTATCAGCTAAAGCTTGTTGCATGCTAGCACGTCCCATATAATTATAATTAGTTCCATAACGATGATTCATTCTTTCATCATCTCTAATCATATTTACTTCATCATCCATACTTGTAGGTCGTCGTCCACGTAATCCAGACCTTGGTGGTGGTGGTTCATAATAATCTTCTTCATAATAAGACCTTCTAGTTGGTTGTCTACGAGGTGTAAGTTTTACACCTTTTGGTTCTTTAGGTGCTTTAGGTGTTCGTTCTTTACGAAATGGTTTTTGGTATGAATCAGGATCATCAATATAATCATCTGCAATCATAGAAGCACCAGCTACAGCGGTAGGTATAAAAGGTGCAAGCATAGGTGCATATGTTGCAACAAAAGGAGTCGCTGCCGTTCCTGCCATAGTTAGACCAGCCTTAACACCTGCTTTAACTGCTGGTTTTAATTTATCAGCAAATTTATAAATTTTATTATATTTATCGTCACCTATAGTTTTACTCATAAATTTATCAAATTTTTTACCAAATATACCCCTACCTTCAGGGTTTACACGTTGTAGTTGTGCGTGTTGTTCTGGAGATACTACAGTATTAGCATCTATTTCTGCTTGATTTAATGATATCTCTGAACCTTTACCTTTACTAAATGACCGAGTAACACGGCTGTATGTTTCAGGATGAACTAATAAATTAAAACCAGTTCCTTTTTTAATTCTTACCTTATCTCCTTTTTTAAGTTTTCTTAATTGAGATGGTGATGCATCAATTGTTAAATGTTCCATTATCTATTTATTAAGAACTTGTCTTTATGTGATGATTTGTTAATTATCACATAAATTGATTATAATAGAATTATAAACCACCTTTATTATTTTCATTATTAAGTTTTTAAAAAATAATATGAACAAGTTATAATATAACCATTATTATATATATACAACTTGTTTTTAAATCATTTGGTATTAATTTTAATTGTTCTCTTTCTTCTTATCTCTTTGCTTTTGAGAACGTTCACGAGCTTTTTGTTTATCTTCTTCAGAATGTTCTTTATTAGCATATCTTTCTCTACGCTTTCTTAAACGTTCTTCTTTATCATAATCTGTTTCTGTTTCTTTTTTAGCTTTAGCCCAATTATTTTTATAATTAGGGTCTTTTGTTTTAACCATTTCAGATTTAATTTGACATCCTTTATTACGTCTATTTTGTTCAGCCCATTTTGTTTTATATTCTTTCATTGCTTCTTTTTTTGCTTCTATAACTTCAGGTTTTTTACATTCGTCATATCTATTTTGATTACATCTATTAGTTTTACGGTCAACCCATCTTAAATTATCAAGACTATTGTTTTTAGTATTTCTATCTATATGGTCTACTTCAGGTAAATTATCAGGGTTTGGAATCCATTGTAATGCTAGTAACCTATGAATACGATATTTTTTACTATTATTATCTTTTCTTAACATCAAAAAATAATAATTATCTTGTGTGCATTGTGGTGTCATAACTTTTTTATACCTACACGAATATATATCACCTTGTTTATTAATTTTATACAAATTTTCGTAGTCTTTAATAAATTCAAAAGTTTCGTTTTCCATTAATATATATACACAATTTGTCTTTAAGTAGTTTCGTTTAGATAATAAAGTATAATACATTAGACCCGACTCCCAGTGAGGCAATCAATCGAGATTTCTGAGCCATATTCAATAAAGCAATAAAGGTCCAATGCTTTAGCAGACAAGTTAGTCCCTAAAATTTGAATAGATTTAGGCACACTTGCCTCAACTGGTAACATGCGTTCAACATTAACATAGTAATAAGAGTATTCCATATCAAACTTTTGACGGTCGATAAGTCCAGATGTAAGACCATCAGTGCATCCACCATTAACCGCATTCTGTCCATAAAGCTGGTTATTAAATTGTTCAAAGTTATAACGTTGGGTATTGTAGATAGCATTCTGTCCTGATACTTGAATATTAAAGTTTGTAAGCCAACACATTGGACTAGTTGGTCCAGTTCCAGCTGGGTCAAATGGAGATTGGAAAACTGGAACACCTTTAAGAAATCCCGTATTAGTAGATAAAGCAACAGATGAAATTGCATCTGTCACTGAACCTTCTGGAGTAGCAGAATAAAATGGCAAAATTAGCACTGACTTCACATTTGCAATTCCATTTGTCAATAAATTATTAAAAGTTTGACCAGATGGAACATTAATTACTTGATATTGGTATACATCAGTATATTTAATTTGTTTGACTGGTGATGAAAGATATGCTTGTTCGAAAGTTGGATTAAAAGTATATGCTGGTATATATAGGTATACAGATTTAGAACATGTTCCTTGTGAAGTTACATTTAAACTTGAATCAAGAACAGTACTACCAACTGAAATATTCATTTTATAAGTAGTAAATCTACTTCCTACAATAGTTCCTACATTAGTTTTAGGAATTAACTCATCAGCTCCTTCTAGAAGTGCAGCACTTGCAAGCATCAACGGGTTAACACCACCTAATGAATTACTTACTTGTGTAACAATTAATTGTGCTGGGGCTAAAACACCCAGACCATTGCCAAAAACAACTGTATTAAAAGTAGTAGTAGTATTATTTAAATTCATTGTCATTTTCATAAATACACCTTTCAATAGAGGACACATATTAAAAAATGAATGCACATGTTTAAGATAAATTGTAGCAGTAATACAGAATTGAATAGTTCCTTGATTAGAACCGAATGATGTTGCACTAGCAGTTCGAAGAGCATTTACTTTACTACTAATATATGATTTCCATACAGCTTTAGAAGCATCTGATGCACCTGAACCAGCTGTTCCTGTTCCTGATAAAAGAGTTCCGTAGCGTGCAACTGTAGTAACAGTTCCATTTTTACCACCACCTACAACACCATCAACATCAAAATTAATTAAATTTTGTCGTTTCATAAATCCTTCATTACCATCTCCAGAATCAAAATTATTCCATGCACCAGCAACTGGTTGAAATGCTTGTAAATTTGTGTTATTACATACACCTTGACCAGCTAATTGATTAGTATTAATATCAGCTACAGCTGTTGGTCCAGTTGTAGCATCTTGAAATGTCCATGATGTAGCATTATCAGGATAAAAACCAATTGTAGCACCTTGAGTATTGATATCGTCAAGACTAAGACTAGTCAAAAGTTTAAATGAGTTCCACATGTTGATATATGGAGTTTGTTGGAC